CTAATTTATTATTATTTATGTTTGGATTATGCTGCACCTGGAGAACCAAATACACATCTAGGATCAGAGAATCCAAATGAATATCTCTCTCTAGCTTTGTATCTTACGTTTCCAGTATCAAAGTCACCTTCCATAGATGTTCTAATTGGTGATCTTTGGAACAACTTAAATCCGTTTGGAATGTCAGTCTTGATGAAGAAAGCATCTGGATCTGTTAAGTAGTGGTTTACTACATAACCTTCAGGTAGCATTCCCATGTTTCTGATAGCGTTTACGTCATTATCAGCTGTTCCAGTTCTTAACTGAGACTGTGTTAGTCTTTCAGCTACGAATTGTAACTCAGAAGGAATGATTAGTTTTCTACCTTGAGTCGCAATTAATAAGCCTCTTTCGTCGATGAAAGCTGCAATATCAATTAAAGACTGCTCCAGAGAAGTTTCATTTAAGTCAGCAGGTGTTGCTAACTCGTTTCTGAAATCTCCACCAGTTGCTGTTGGGTGATCAGTTGCACAGAGTGGTACGCCGTCACCACCAGGGAAGCTAGTGCTGAACGCATTGTTTAATACGTTTGCAGCTTTAACCTGCTTGGTGTTTGCCATGGAACGAGCAAGAGCTTTTGTGTATCTTGCTGAGATTCTGTCATAAAGATTATCTTCGACAGCTTCCTCAGTGATTGCAAAACCTAATGCAATTGTTTCATGTGTGTAACGTGCTGTGAAAGTTTCTGTTGCATTGTCATAGACAATTGAACCACCTTCAGATTTAACTCTGGCATTACCAAAACCTGATAACATTACCTCTTCTTCGAATGCTCGATCAGAAGTTTCTGTTTCAAAAATTTCAGCGTGCTCAGCGTCATATCGATTATACTCCAGGCCGAATAAAGCATTCAAACCCGGCTCTAACTCTTTAACGAGTTGACTTCTAGATATAGCCATAGTTTAACCTCCTATACGCCTGTTGTATCAGTTAATTGGTGTAAGTTGATTTTTACTTTAATCGCTGCGTTAGCGGCTGAATAGTCGCTATTGTCAACGTCAGTAGAAAGACCTACAACTTTAAAGTTGGATGTTGCATTTGCTGCAAAAGATGTACCATCAATTGCTACATTGGAAATACCAGAAATGGTAGAACCATTTGAATATGTAGCGATGTTACAAGTTGAACCAACTTGTGCTTGTCCTGCAGCAGATGAGTTACATTTAACTTCATATACCACATTTGGGTCATCAATGACATAAGCCTTGATGTCGTCAGCTGCTATGCCGCCTGGGTAATAATTACTCCATGTTGGTTTCGATGTAGTTGGATCAGTGTATTCACAACCATTAAAAATACCAATTAGTGTAGCACCAGCAGCATTACCTAAATCCACGACTCCAGCAGCTGTTAAAACAACTGGATCGCCTTGGAAAATAGCTTGGGTTTCACCGTTTGCAATTTTGTACTCATTCTGGCCTTGACCATTGTAAGCAGCTCCTTGCAATTGTATTGGGCGAAAACCATAGTTACTATTTTGATTTGCCATAGTATTGCTCCTTTTTTAATAAAGTGACTTAGTTGGATTTTTTATTTCCACCAAAAGTCACACGACTTTGCCTATCTGCATTGATAGGCATGCTTGGATGTTGCTCTCTGAGAGGATCTGTTTCCCACGCTTCAGTCTGTTGATTAGTCTTTTGCGTGTAATAATCATTACGTTGATTAACAATCTCCTCAGGGATTCTTGCCAATAGCAAGTCACCTACGCTGATGACACCCTCATAAGCTTTAATACCTCCGTTGTAAGCAGAGTATAGACCATCTGAATATTGATCAGCTCTGACCAATTCCCAGCCTTCTCTGAGTCGAGCATTGATATTTTTAGTATCATCTGCTCCATTTACACGATGACGGAGCCATCTTTGCTTATATCCATCAGGACATGGTGGTGCGTCTAACTGAGACGGTGGCTTCCAAGACGTTGGTCTTGTCTCTTTAGCCCTTGTTTGTGCACTTCTTGGTGTTTTTATATTATCTGTCATTTTGTACCTCCTTAAACGTACTTAGCATATTCGCTCAAAGGGACTCCAAGCTTATTTGCTATTTTTACTTGACTAGGAGTCAACCTAACAGATTTGCGTCCACTGGTTGCAGACCTTGAAGCAGAAGCAACATTTTGGACGATTTTGTTACCTCCGGTGGCCTGATCCGAACCCCTCGAAAAGGATTCTGGAAACTTGTTTTTAACTCTATTAGTCAATTCATCATAATAGTCATCGGACTCAGTGTCAAATCCTTCTGCCACTAATCCACGATGTATTCTTTGAGCATAATCAGTCATTTCCTCATCTTGTCTAAACCAAGGATTCTTTTCTGCCCAGGCTAATGCCTTGGAAGAAGGTTGTGGTCTAGGTTGAGGTTGTTGAGCATAAACTTGTTGCTCTTGCTCTAACTGTTTTTGGAACTCTTCATACTCACGTTCTTTTTTAGTTTTAGTTACTCTAATTCTTTCCGCTTCTAAATCTAATTTAGTCAAAGCTTGACGTGCTTCTTCTTCTCTCTGATAATCACCCGCTTCACGAGCAGCAATCAGATTTTGACGAGCAAGATCCGCAGCCATTTTGTTTCGAACTTCACTTTCTGACATATAACCTTTGTCAATGTCATAAGTTTTCTTTCTAGTTTCGGAAAGTTCTTTTTGAACGTTTTGTGCGAAGATAAGAGCAGCTTCACGCTCTCTTTCAGCTTCTCTGAGTTTCCAAGTCATTTTATCAATTCTTTTTTTGACTTTATCAGAGTATTCATCCATTTCATTTGACTGTTCTTCAACAGCAGGATTCAATGGATCTTTTTCTTCCGTTTTGACGTCTTCATAAGACTCTGGTTTTACGGTGCCGTGAGATTTATCTTCAACCTCAACGATCTGTCCATCACCAGAAGTATCAAGATCGACCATCTTGTCTTTTTGTGCAGAAGTTATTTCTGTTTGCATGGTTAACCTCCCATGTTACATAATTGTTAGTATGTCCTCTGGGCTATCAACAGTGCCGAGTATTTCGTCATCATTGAGCAACCTTACTTCCCCATCTTCTATCTTTATTCTTGATCCTGCGTATCTGCCAAACACAACCCAATCGCCTTGTTTACACCAAGG